AATGAACCAAACAATCCTTCCCACAAGATTGCGCCGGTTACATCATCGTCACCTTCTTTATAGTACTTTTTTTCACGGGCAAGTTTAGCGCCCCTTTCTTTCATGTACTGGTCGGTGAGTGTTTGTCTGACTTGGGCAACGATTGTTTCTGGTGCCATGTTGAGGGCACGAATAGTCGAGGGATAGAGACTGTTGATATCGACTGCTCCGACCCACTCGTGCATACCTCTTTTGGGCGTAGCAACATAGGCACCTGCCGCTTGTTGTTCATCTTCATTTCTATCGTCCTTTCGTTTTTTATCTGGAACCACTAATCCACGTTCATGCGACTCGTTCATAATTGCCATTTCAATCATAGCAACAGAACCCATAACAGTGGGTAACAACACAGTATTTTCATGTGCTAGTGCGTTAGCAAGATCCAAAAACTTTAATTTGTTATGAATCTTAACCAACAGCATAGTATCTTGTCTGTTGTATTCTAAGAACTTTTGCCAGTCCTTGTTATACAATTGGTCAAGAGTACCTTCATACTGTGTTTTGTTCTCACCGACTTCCATTTCACCGATGAAGTCAAGTTTGTAACTGTGGCGACTTTCATAGTTGTACTTCTTATACAACTGCAAATAGTCCATGTGAATACGACCAATCAAGTCATAAGTAGTTTCTTCTTTACCGAAACGTTCGTATGTTCTTGGTTTGGGAAGTTGACCAAGCAAACAGAATTTTCTTGTATCATCTTTACTCATAACTCTTGTGACACGATTGACCATGTAAGGTATATCATATCCTTCTGAGTTCCAACCAGTTAACACATCAGCATCTTCAATTAGTTGAAAGAATGTATCAAACATTTCTTTTTCCGAATTAAAAACAATTGTGTTTTCAAAACAGCTTACAATTTCTTGTGCTGTTTCACTGGTCATGTGTTTGGGAGGAACGCACAGTGTTACAAGTGTATCTTGCCAATCCAAATACATACTGATTGCTGTAACTGGATTGAATGGATCGCTGGTAGGACTAAATCCTTTAACAGGATCAAAGTCAACCTCAATGTCGAAAAAGCATGTGTGAAGTTTTGGTGAGTCAACACCTAGATAATTTTCGCTGAGGCACCTAAAAACAGGGTTAACATCACTTTCATAGAGTTTCTTACCTGCATGAATTCTACGCTCTTTTTCGAATTCACTTCGTTTGCGAGTACTAAAACGACTTACAGGCTCATTGAAAATACTACGATGTTTACCTTTGGGATCAGTGTAGTAAAAAGTATAGTTGGCTGGATACTCTTTGTAATGTCGCTTTTGGTCTTGACCTCTTTCGACTACAAAGATTCTATCACTATCTCTATCATGGATAGCATCTACATAACTCATGGGTTAATAATCATCCTCATCAGTGCAATTGAATCTATTGTAACAAGTAGTAAGTAATTAGCAAGCATACCGGAACTCTTTCGAGTCCACGCTGCCCATGCAAATATTGCACATTGCAAAATAAATAATGGGTATAAAATTAAAAACGGGGGATTAGGAACGGTGAGCATCATTGTAAAACTGCAACCAATACTCAGTGCCCATGCTAAGATTTCGAGAAAACAACGTAGTGGGTTACTTTTCCAATCCTCTTTAATCCAAGCTAATACTCCTGATAACATTTCAGTCACAGAGTCTTGCCCACAGTTTCAAGAATTGTGTTTAATTCATCATGATCTTTGTTAGTCTGACCCAAACTTGCTTTGTGTGCGATTTTGATTGCCTTCTTTAATGTAGAAGCCTTAATCTCTAATTCTTCGGCAACTGCTTTGATTGTGTCATTGAGTCCACCGGATAGTGTATCAATTTCGTGTAGTGTTGCGATGCCCTCATTAACAAGTTGTGTTAATTTGATTTTGGCTTCGTTATTAAATGTGCGGTTATAATCTGACATAATGTGTTTCTCCTATAAAGTACTTATTATATAGAAGTTAAATCTAAAAAACTATATCTTTGGTATAAATAATAGTGTAGTTCGCGGAACGGGAATTCCCAACTACTCTAACGCTTTAAGGGAGCAATCAGCATGACTATTTATTATTTGATGATTAAGACCCATAATATTACTGGGTTGAAATATTTGTGTCAAACTAAAAAGAAAAATCCACATAAATATTTAGGATCTGGTCTCGATTGGATCAAGCACCTAAAAATACACGGAACTTCCATTCGGACAGAAATCATATTCGTTACATCAAATAAACAAGAATTAAGCGATATCGGCAGATATTACAGCAATCTATGGAGAATAACAACTTCAGTGGATGATTATGGGAATAAAATATGGGCCAATATAATACCAGAAACTGCTGGCGGCCAGACAGAATTCTCTGAAATATCCAAACAAAAATTAAGAGATAGTTGGAGTGATCCTCAAGTAAAAATCAAAAGAGGTAACGCAATCAAAAAAGCATTGGGTACTCCTGAGGCCAAAGAAAAAATGAGTTCGCAACAAACTATATTAAAAAACGACTCGGACTATAAAGAAAAAAACAAGAAAATGACAACTTCTTCGTGGAAGAATCCGGTTGTCAGGAAGAAAAGATTAGATGGACTAAGATTGGCAACATCAACAACGGAATTCAGACAATTAATGAGTAGTGTAACGACTGGCAGTAACAATTCAAGTTTTGACCACACATTATATAATTGGGTTCACGACTCCGGAATACGTGAGACACTAACAAGATATGATTTTATTAAAAAATATAATCTAAGTAAAGTACTAGTATGTAGGTTGATTAAAAGGAAGGCGATCTCGCATCGTGGTTGGAAACTAATTATCTAGTTTTTTCAACTATTTTACGGACGAGCGTATGCAAGCCTGGGTTAACGTGTAATGCATGTGGCATTAACATATTACGGACATAGTTACGCATGTATTTGGTATCCTGATTTGATTGATCCTCAATCCAAGGTACATTGTGACGCAAGCACCAAGACTTGAATTCTTCTTTGCGTGTAGTTAAGAATGGGCGCAATACATTGTTACGAATCATGGGAATCACTTTGGGTGTGCCATGTAACGCTGACCAAATATATGTTTCTACACAATCATCCAAATGATGACAAGTGATAACTGGCCCACACTTGCTCAGAAAATCATAGCGTTTTCTGCGCCAGTATTCTTCTTGTGATTCATCTTTGGTTCGTTCTTCAATAGGAATAGTCCCGAACATTATGGGCAAGTTGTGGTCTGTGCAATAATTTGCAACAAACTTGAATGCTTCTTCGCCGTGTTCTGTACCGTGATGAAAGTAAGCAATTGTTACATCGTGCTTTCGTTTTAGAAAGTCAACCACAGCCATACTATCCACTCCACCGCTACATGCAACAGTGACTTGTTTGGGTAACGGGACCAATAGTTTAATCATCATGCTATTATAGCACAGATTAACAATTATTGAAAGATGTGATGGTTCTTTTCACCGTAAATTTTGATGAATTTTCCAGCTAACATGTCTGCCATAGCTTCAATTGGGCTACCGGGATAACTGTCACCTGGCTTAATCATACCCAATTCGTCTTGTCTTACGTGAACTAATTCATGGAAAACGGTTCTAAGGATATCTACCAAATTGCGGTTCTTAGCGTATACCCAAACTGTGTGTGAACCCATGTGATGGCTTCCAGTATGGTGATTCGTTTGTGCTTCCTCAGTGTCTTGGCTAAGTATTATCTTTGGAATTTTTTTAAGATTAAGTCGTTTAGCTGTCCATTGTGCAAATTTGTCGATTTCTTTTTCTAAATCACATTCTACATTGTCAGTTTCGTCGAGTTTATTTTTGATCCAATCAGAGGGTGTTTTTTTATAAGTTCGTTGAAATAAATCATCAAGGGCTTTGTGAGATATTTTGTGTTTATAAGCAACTTTACGAACCAGATCATCAATGGTTGTACGATCATGTTTCTTTAAGGAGGGCAAACGCTTCCTTAACTCTATTTCGGGTGATTCATTAACACTTTCACCGCCACCATCGCCACCAGAATCTTCACCTGAACCAAATACACCATAATATCCATAACCAGGAAAGAAGTAATTTCTTAATTTTTTACTTCTTTTCTTTTT